GCACAGGGGATGTTCACTGGCTGTCTGTGGTGGAAGATGTGAAGGGCTTCCGAACCAAGGAATATGAGCTTAAGAAAAAGCTCATGGCCGGGCGCGGAATCCATGTGGTGGAGGTGTAGCCCATGATAACCGCAGACCCATACGGCATCAGCGGAGCGGTGGCCCCCTGGCGTAGCCTGGACGCGATGGAGCCGATCGTGGAGCGCAATATCACGGAGCGGGACGCGGAGGAGGCGGCAATCTGTGGACAGTGCCCGCTGCCGGACTGCAACCCGAAAAGAGTTGGCTGCCTCCTGCATACCAGGGCGAAAAAGCCAAAACCGTCCCGCGATTTGCTGGAGCGCATGGCGCTGGACGGGTATGGGCCGGAGGAGATAGCACAGGCCACCGGATACAGCATATCAACCACCGCGATGTACATGAAAGATTTTTTTAAGGCTGGGCCATGTGAACGATGCTCATCCAAGAGCATTTGTGATGCGGCTGGCGGAACGTGTAGCCGCAAAGAGCGATGGAAAGCAGTCAAGGAGGTGCCAAACGGTGGACGATAAGACGCGCGCCCTGCTGGGTGATCACGAGGCGGCTAAGCTATGAGGGTGTTGGTGGCCTGTGAGGAGTCGCAGGAAGTCTGCAAAGCGTTCCGGGCGTTGGGGCATGATGCGTACAGCTGCGACATTGAGCCGTGCAGCGGTGGTTTCCCTCAATGGCACATCCAAGCAGACGCGCTGGAGTTGCTGAAAATGCAGTGGGATTTGATTATCGCCCACCCGCCGTGTACTTACATGACAAAAGCTGGGGCTGTCCGAATGAGAGTAAACGGCGAAATCGTACCGGAACGGTTTGAAAAAGCTATGGAAGCAAAAGCGTTTTTTATGAAATTCTATGAGGCGGAGTGCCCCCGAATAGCGATTGAAAATCCTACGCCGATGAAAATAGTTGGCCTTCCACCGTATCAGCAGGCAATCCAGCCGTACCAATTCGGGCATCCATACAGCAAAAGAACTTGTCTGTGGTTGAAGGGACTACCGCCGCTTATGCCAACCGAGATTATTTTGGAGCATAAGCCTTATGTCAATGGTGGATGTAAGGACGCTCACGGGAATTACAGGCGATTCCAGGGGCGCAAAGAGCGTGATCCTAAAACCCGCTCCAAAACATTCGGAGGAATTGCCAAGGCTATGGCCCAACAGTGGGGAGGTATCTGTGGTGGATGATATCAAATTAGCCCTGCTTGGTGATAATGGTTCTTCCTGTTCGTATCAAGGAAGGTTGAGCGGAGGAGATGGAGATGCTGGAGGGGATGGAATGAAAGAGCATTGGAAACCGGTGAAAGGATTTGAAGGAAAATATATCGTTTGTAACTGGAGGCGCTGAACAATGACAAAAAATGAATTTATAGCCCTAATTGGGCAAGACGTAGTTGTAGACTATCCATTTGGTCGAGAACTCCAGCGGTGGAGCATGAAAAACTTTTATATCGATGGAAATGGCGAAGTCAAACATAATCGTCTCACGCTTATTATGGATGCTTTTATTGCCAACGCAAGATATCCCCACAAAGGGAAGCCCACGCATGGTTAAGGAGGCGCTGAAAGATGGGGGCGATTGATTCGGATGCGCTAAAGGAGTATATCAAGAAAACAGATTTAACCGCTGTTGAACGGGGTGCGCTTTTGCAGGCGATCTCTAATATGCCCACCCTCACCCCGCCGAACGAGCCGCTGACGCTGGATAAAAAGCGTATGATTGCAAAATCGTGTTTGCATTACAGCAAATCGGGGAGCTGTACCCTTCGGGGATATGCTCCATTAGATTGTCCAAGGTGCAAAGAGTGGCAGAGCAACGAGTCGAACGAGCCGCTGACGCTGGAGGAGCTGCGGGAGATGGACGGGGAGCCGGTATATATTATCGCAAAGGATATGGGTATAGCAGAATGGAATGTGATCACAGGAAAAGAACCTATTGCCATTGCTTACGATTGTCCAATGCCTGGATTCAAGAGCGTGGTGGAGGGCATCGCGTTCGCCAATGGTAGGGCGTTTCGCGCTGGAGCTTACGGGATTACCTGGCTAGCCTACCGCCGCCCGCCGGAGGGAGAAGCCAATGCTTGAGGTTTGTCCCATTACACTGAAAGAGGCCAATGCCTTTGTGGAGCAGCACCATCGGCACCACAAGCCGGTCACGGGCCACAAATTTTCCATTGGTTGCACCGACGGAGAGAAAATCGTCGGCATTGCTATTGTAGGTAGGCCGGTGAGCCGTTATCTTGATGACGGCTGGACTCTGGAGGTTAACCGCCTCTGTACCGATGGGACGCACAACGCTTGCAGTATGCTCTATGCCGCAGCCTGGAGAGCTGCCAGAGCAATGGGCTACCACAAACTGATTACATACATACTGGACAGCGAAAACGGGTCCAGCCTGCGGGCGGCTGGGTGGAAATGCGTAGGACAGGCTGGCGGGTTGCGGTGGACGGGGAAACGCCGGCCAGAAGTTGATCTATGCCCCGCCCAGATGAAAATCAAGTTTGAGATTGACGATGGGAAGCAGGTATCGCCGTGAGACACCAATACACACGCGCAGAACTGGAATCCATTACCCAGGAGACGGCAATCTACATTGAGGGCGCAGGGATAGCCCAGCTCCAATGGGGCGGCCTGGAGATTGCAGAGGGGGTAAAGGACGGGTACCTATACTGCAAGCACATCAAGCCGTTTGCGATGGATCTGTACGACAAATACTGGACAGCCTGGGATAGGCCAGCGGAGGAGGACGCTTGATGGACATTGAGAAGCTGATTGAGCAGCTAAATGGATATTTTGAAGGGAAGGATTTGAAAAGATTCGTTGCGCTTGACGCTGCCACCGCCCTCTCCACGCTCCAGGAAGAAAACGAGAAGCTGCGGGCCGAGCTGGAAAACTACCGTAAAGGCCATTGCTCCGAGGGTGGATGTGCCGCGGAGAAAGACCGGGATGCTGTATTGGCCGAGCTGGAGCAGGTGAAGCGGGAGAGGGATGCGGCGATTAGAGATTTGGAAATGGTGTCTGTCTGCGATACGTGTGTGCACGAGCACGCCCCGTCCTGCCCTGGGTGCAATGACGCTGAAAACTGGGAATGGCGCGGCCCGGAGGAGGGGTGAGCATGGAGAGACTGACATACTGGTGTGACAATGGGCATGGTGGTGGAAAATGGTTTGTAGCTATCGATGCCGAAGGAGGAGAAGATTACGGTCCGCACATTGAACGCCTCGCCGCCTACGAGGACACTGGTCTGGAGCCGGAGGACCTAAAGCGGGCATTTAATGAGGATGATGTTTTAAAGCTGGCCGGACAAGCCCTTGGTATAACACCTGAACGCCTCCGCGAACTGGCCCAGGCGCACAAGGAAAATCGGGTATTGCCCGAGGGAAGTGGCTGGTTTGTTACATGTAGCGGGAAGAAGTTGACGGTTGTCATGGACATTGAGGCCGCACTACGGAGGGAGCAGGATGGATAATTATTTCAGTTCAAAAGACATTCTCGACAAGGCCATTGGAACTGATGCCTATTTCCAAATCAAATCTATTCTTTTTAGCCTGAAAGCCGCCGACGTTGCGGAGGTGAAGCACGGGAGATGGATTACAGAAATATGCGAAAGTATAAGTAAAAGAAACCGTCTGATTGAGTATAAAGTGTATTCGTGTTCTGTGTGTGGCAGAAGTAATGGGCGCGTCAAGAAAAGGTACTGCCCAAACTGCGGCGCTTTGATGAAGGAGGACTGACATGGAACGAGCCACAATGAAGGATGAACACGGATATTATCTGGTTGGTGACGGCATTTATAGCGATTGGGGAGTCCTTGAAAAGTTTCGTGGCGATGATATTGACCGCCTCGCTGCCTACGAGGGAACCGGCCTGGAGCCGGAGGAAATAGAACTGATGGAAAAGCAGAGGGACCTTTATGTGGACGCTTGTGGAGGACTCCCCCTTAGAAGAATCCGCGAGCTGGTTCAGGCAGACAAGGAGGAGCGGTGCGACGAGCCGAAAAGAATTACGGTCGACGATGTAAAGCTGATGGTGGCAGCTACCAAGAAAACCACTAGCTGGGATGGGAAAACGGCCTATGACGTCCCGGTAGGAGAGGGGAAGTGCGTCGAAAGCTTCCCGCGGGCAGTAAGGCTCTGGTGCGATTTCTTGGGCGTAAAATTTAAATGGAGGTAGTGCAGAATGGCCGATATTATGGTGCTCATAGCCGCCGTGGAATGGATGGTACTTGGTCTGCTTGTCCTGTGGAAGCTCAAGGGGTGGAATCGAAAGATGGAAGAGTTATACGAAGACATGAAGAAACAGTGGGAGGCCGAGCATGAGACTAGTTGATGCGGATAAAGCCAGAGAGTGCTTTGGTGGTGATGGGATGACTGGAGCCGTCATGAAGCGGATGTTTGATGAGTTGCCGACGGTTGACCCTGTTCACGCTGCCGGCGGGTGCTATTGTTTGGAATGCAAGTACAAAGATGAATGTATTCGCCGCATTGAATTTATTGGGAGAAATTTTGTGCTTGAGCAAAACACCTACGAATATCATCCATTGAGTTTCTGCTCCTACGGCCAGCGAAAGGAGACCGACCTAGACGAAGCCATCGAAAAGTACCTGAAAATCAAGGAGGGGGGCCAACATGGACAAGCCGAGAATTTGCGAGGTGCTTGGGGTTGAACCAGAAGAAAAGTTTGAAATTAGAGGGAACACGTTAGGGCGATTTCGTATCAATAAATATGGGACATTCCAGATTGAAATATCAAATGACTGCTGGGGATTCTCCACTGTGGAATGTCTTAACAATCTCATAAATCATCCAGAAAACATCGCCCGCAAGCCCCGCTGGACGGAGCAGGAGGTGGAGAGGGC